ATGATCTTTGATTTCCTGCGTCGTGGAGCCGGAGCGGAAGCGCCCGAGGCCAAGGCCAGCGCGGCGGGGCCGGTGGTGGCCTGGCACAACGCGGGCCGGGTCGCCTGGAGCCCGCGCGACACCGCCTCGCTGACGCGGACGGGGTTTGCGGGCAATCCGGTGGGGTTCCGGTCGGTCAAGCTGATTTCCGAGGCGGCGGCGGCGCTGCCCCTGGTGTTGCAGGACCGGATGCAGCGCTATGAGACGCACCCGATGCTGAGCCTGATCCGTCGTCCCAATGGCGCTCAGGGCCGGGCCGAGCTGATGGAGGCGCTGTTCGGGCAACTGCTGTTGTCGGGGGATGCCTATGTCGAGGCGGTGCGTGGCGCCGATGACCTGCCGATCGAGCTGCATGTGCTACGCTCGGACCGGATGCGGGTGGTGCCCGGCGCCGATGGCTGGCCGGTAGCCTATGAATACACGGTGGGTGGCAAATCGCATCGTTTCGATGCCGCGAGCATCTGCCATATCAAGTCTTTCCACCCGCAGGACGATCACTACGGCTTTTCGCCGATGCAGGCGGCCGCGATGGCGGTGGATGTGCATAACGCGGCCTCGCGCTGGTCGAAATCGCTGCTGGACAATGCGGCGCGGCCCTCGGGCGCGCTGGTCTGGACCGGCAGCGACGGGCAGGGCGTGATGGCCGAAGATCAGTTCCGGCGACTGTCGGACGAGATTGAGGCGAACTTCCAGGGCGCGCGCAATGCCGGCCGGCCGATGGTGCTGGAAGGCGGGCTGGACTGGAAGCCGATGGGTTTTTCGCCTTCGGACATGGAGTTTCAGAAGACCAAGGAAGCCGCCGCCCGCGAGATCGCGCTGGCCTTTGGCGTGCCGCCGATGCTGCTGGGCATCCAGGGCGACGCGACCTATTCGAACTATCAGGAGGCCAATCGGGCGTTTTATCGCCTGACGGTTCTGCCCCTGGTGACGCGGGTGGCGGCCAACCTGTCGGACTGGCTGTCGGGCCTGTCAGGCGAGGAGGTACTGTTGAAGCCCGACCTGGACCAGGTGCCGGCGCTGGCCGCCGAGCGCGATGCGCAATGGGCCCGGGTCAGCCGCGCCGATTTCCTGACCGGGGCGGAAAAGCGGATGCTGCTTGGGCTGCCGGCGCTGGCGGAGGATGCCGATGGCTGAGGGTCCGGGCTATGCGCCCTTTGACTGCGCGCCGGGGCTGCGGCTGGAAGCGCATGAGCGGGTGGCCGCGTTGCAGCATGAGCATCTGTGCCGCCGGCTGGATCAGCTGGACGAGGCGATCGAGCGGATGGAACGGCGGCTGTGGCTGACGGTTTACGGTGTCGCGGGTGCGATCCTGGCCCAGGTCTTTCAATCGTTCCTGGTGATTTCGCCCTGAGATGACAATGGTTTACAAGGAGTGTTTCATGGATATGGACACCGGACTTGAACATAAATTCGCCCGCTTCGGCGATGGTCTGACCGTCAGCGAGGATGCGGTGATCGAGGGTTATGCCAGCCTGTTCGGCCAGACCGATCAGGGCGGCGACAATGTGCAGGCGGGGGCCTACGCGGCCTCGCTGAAGACGCTGCAGGCCGCCGGGCAGCGGGTCAAGATGCTGTGGCAGCACGATCCCGCCCAGCCGATCGGGGTCTGGGACGAGGTGCGCGAGGATGGGCGGGGCCTGTGGGTCAAGGGCCGGCTGCTGGAAAGCACCCAGAAGGGGCGCGAGGCGGCGGCGCTGATCCGTGCGGGCGCCATCGACGGGCTGTCGATCGGCTATCGCACCCGACGGGCCAGCAAGAATGACAAGGGCCAGCGGCTCTTGACCGAACTGGAGCTGTGGGAAGTGTCGCTGGTGACCTTTCCCATGCTGCCCAGTGCCCGGGTCGCGGCCAAGGGGACATCCCCCGAGGTCGAGCAGACCTGGCGCAGCATTGCCGAGCTGTTCGACAGCGCCCGGCAGGAACTGGCGCGAAGGTAAGCGCGCCGCAACCCACCCGAAAAGGACGTGCCGATGAGCAAGACCGAGATCCCGGCCTTGGCCGGAGAGGGTGTGCCCCTGGTTCAGGAGGTGAAGCAGGCGATGACTGGCTTCGTGAATGAATTCAAGGGGTTTCGCACCGAAGTTGAAACCAAACTGAAACAGACAGAAGAGCGTATGACCATGCTGGATCGTAAATCACTCACCGCGGCGCGTCCGCATCTGGCCGCCGCCGTCGAGGACGGCGCCCCGCATCAGAAGGCGTTTGACGCTTATCTGCGCTCGGGCGATGACGACGCGCTGCGTGGGCTGACCCTGGAAGGCAAGGCGATGTCGACCGCGATCAACAGCGATGGCGGCTATCTGGTCGATCCGCAGACCGCCGAACGCATCAAGTCGGTGCTGCATGCGACGGCCTCGATCCGCGCGATTGCCTCGGTGGTGCATGTGGAGGCGAACTCGTTCGACGTTCTGATCGACCACACCGATATCGGTGCCGGCTGGGCGGACGAGACCGCGGCGGCCAGCGAGACCGGGACGCCGTCGATCGACCGTATCTCGATCCCGCTGCACGAGCTGAGCGCCCTGCCCAAGGCAAGCCAGCGCCTGCTGGATGACAGCGCGTTCGATATCGAGGGCTGGCTGGCCGACCGTATTGCCAACAAGTTCGCCCGCGCCGAGGCGCAGAGCTTTATCAATGGGGACGGCGTCAACAAGCCGCGCGGTTTCCTGAACCATGCCGCTGTCGACAATGACAGCTGGACATGGGGCAATATCGGCTATGTCGCCTCGGGTGTGGCCGGTGGCGTGGACGCCGACGATATCGTCGATCTGGTCTATGCGCTGGGTGCGCAGTACCGGGCCAACGGCGCCTTTGTGATGAACTCGAAGACCGCGGGCACCATCCGCAAGCTGAAGGATGCCGATGGCCGCTTCCTGTGGTCGGACGGTCTGGCGGCGGGCGAGCCCGCGCGGCTGATGGGCTATCCGGTGGTGATCGCCGAGGACATGCCCGACCCGGCGACCGACAGCTACTCCATCGCGTTCGGCGACTTCAACGCGGGCTATACCGTGGCCGAGCGCCCGGATCTGCGCGTGCTGCGCGACCCGTTCAGCGCCAAGCCGCACGTGCTGTTCTATGCCACCAAGCGCGTGGGCGGCGACGTGAGCGACTTTGCCGCGATCAAGCTGCTGAAATTCGGCACCGTCTAACGGGGCCGGGTCCGGGGCCGGGGAACCGGCCTCGGGTGCGGGCGCGCGCCGGTTTTCCTGGCGTTGTCTAGCTGCTCCCCTCCGTCCGAGCAACGTGAGGCGGCGCGGGCCCGCATGACCTGAGACGAACGGCCCGGAGGGGCCCGAGCTTGCGGAGTGAATTGATGATGTTGATCGAAGAGACCGCCGTTGCGGACGCCGCGCTGCCGGTGGCACAGTTCAAGGCGCATTTGCGGCTGGGCACCGGGTTTGCAGAGGATGACGTGCAGGACGAGGTGTTGCGCAGTTTCCTGCGCGCCGCCATCGCCGCAATCGAGGCGCGAACGGGCAAGATCCTGATCTCGCGTCAGTTTTCCTGGACCGTCTACAACTGGCGCGATGCCACGGGTGAAGTGTTGCCGGTGGTGCCGGTGCAGATGGTCACCTCGGTGACGCTGCGCGATGGGGGCGGGCAGGACACGGTGCTGGACCCGGCCGCCTATCGGTTGGAGCGTGACAGCCAGCGGCCGCGGTTGCGCCCTGCGGGCGCGCTGTTGCCGACCGTGGCCACCGGTGGCGCGGCGATTGTCGCGCTGGTGGCCGGGATGGCCGCCGATTGGGGCGGGCTGCCGGCCGATCTGGGCCAGGCGGTGCTGCTGTTGGCGGCGCATTACTATGAATACCGGCACGAGACCGCGCTGGGCGATGGTTGCATGCCCTTTGGCGTCACCAGCCTGATCCAGCGCTATCGCACCGTGCGGTTCGGTTCGGGGGTGGTGCAATGAAGGCGCCGCATCTGAACCGGCGCCTGCTGCTGGAGACGCCCGCGCGGGTGGCTGACGGCGCGGGGGGCTATGCCGAGAGCTGGACGGCCCTTGGCACGGTCTGGGCCGATGTCAGCGCGCGCAGCGGTGCCGAGCGGTTCGAAGCGGGCGCTTCGCGCTCGCGGGTGAGCTACCGGATCACGGTACGCGCGGCGCCCGAAGGGTCTTCGATGCGACCCGCGCCCGAACAGCGGTTCACCGATGGCGCCCGTGTTTTCGTGATCCGGGCGGTGGCCGAGCATGACCCGGCCGGGCGGTTTCTGACCTGTTTTGCGGATGAGGAGGTAGCGGCATGAGCTATGGCGTGGCGGCGGCGTTGCAGACGGCGGTCTATCAGCACCTGCTGGCGGATGCCGGAGTGGCGGCCCTGGTGGGGACGGACATTTACGATGCGCTGCCTTCGGGCACGCTGCCGCAGACCTATGTGCTGCTGGGTCCGGAAGAGGTGCGCGACGCCTCGGATCAGAGCGGCGAGGGGGCCGAGCACCGGTTCACCGTCTCGGTGATCTCGGAGGCAGCAGGGTTCGCCGGGGCCAAGACGCTGGCGGGCGCGGTGAGCGATGCGCTGGACGATGCGGCGCTGAGCCTGGCGCGCGGGCGTCTGGTGGGGCTGTGGTTCGACCGGGCCTCGGCCCGGCGGACCGGAACGGGTGGTGCGGTGCGGCAGATCGATCTGCGGTTCCGCGCCCGCGTCGAAGACAATTGATCAACCTGAACGTGGAGTAACATCATGGGTGCCCAGAACGGCAAGGACCTGCTGGTCAAAGTGGACATGAACGGCACGGGCCTGTTCGAAACCATCGCGGGGCTGCGTGCCACCCGCGTGAGCTTTAACGCCGAGAGCGTGGATGTCACCAGCCTGGAGAGCCAGGGGGGCTGGCGCGAGCTGTTGTCGGGCGCGGGGGTCAAATCGGCCTCGATCTCGGGCTCGGGCGTTTTCAAGGATGCGGGCACGGACGAGCGGGCGCGGCAGCTGTTCTTTGACGGCGAGACGCCCGATTTCCAAGTGATCATCCCCGATTTCGGCATTGTCGAGGGGCCGTTCCAGGTGACCGGCATCGACTATGCGGGCAGCCACAATGGAGAGGCGACCTATGAGGTGAGCCTGGCCAGCGCCGGCGCCCTCAGCTTTACCGCGATCTGATCATGACCAATCCGTGGACGGGAGAGGTGGCCCTGGTCATCGATGGGCAGCAACGGGTGCTGAAGCTGACGCTGGGCGCGTTGGCCGAGCTTGAGGCCGAGCTGGAGAGCGGCTCGCTGGTGGAACTGGTGCAGCGGTTCGAGGGGGGCGCGTTTTCCAGCCGTGACGTGCTGGCGCTGGTGGTTGCCGGGCTCAGGGGCGGGGGCGCGGATGTGACCCGCGCCCAGCTTCTGAGGGCCGAGATTGCCGGTGGGCCGCTGGCGGCGGCGCGGGCGGCGGCGGAACTTCTGGCGCGCGCCTTCATGGTGCCGGGGGAAACATGAACGGGTTCGACTGGCCCGCGCTGATGCGGGCCGGGATGTTGGGATTGCGGCTGACGCCCGAGGCGTTCTGGCGCCTGACCCCGGCCGAGTTGCGGCTGATGCTGGGGCAGGGCGCGGGGAACGCGCCGATGGGCCGCGCCGGACTGGATGCGCTGCTGGCCGCCTGGCCGGACCAGACACAAGGAGAGGATCATGGCGGAGACTGACGGGTTTTCGGAATTGGAAGCCACGGGCGAGAGCCTGGGCGATACGCTGGGCGATGCCGCCGTCATGGCCGCGGGCTTTGACGCCGAGCTGCGCCGGGTGCGCAGCGCGCTGGCGGCCACCGGACAGGATGTGCAGACGTTGGAGCGGGGCCTGTCCAAGGGGCTGCGCCGCGCCTTCGATGGCGTCGTGCTGGATGGCATGAAACTGTCCGACGCGCTGGAAACGGTGGCCCGGTCGATGATTCAGACCACCTATTCGGCCGCGATCAAGCCGGTGACCGATCATTTCGGCGGGCTGATCGCGCAGGGCGTCGGCTCGTTGTTCGAGGGGCTGTTGCCCTTTGCCAAAGGCGGCTCGTTCAGCCAGGGCCGGGTGATGCCCTTTGCCAGCGGTGGCGTGGTCAGCGGGCCGGTGGCCTTTCCCATGCGCGGTGGCATGGGGTTGATGGGCGAGGCGGGGCCGGAGGCGATCATGCCGCTTGCACGCGGCGCCGATGGCAAGCTGGGCGTGCGTAACAGTGGCGGCGGTCGCGCAGTGAACGTGGTGATGAACATCACCACCCCCGATGTGCAGGGGTTCCGCCGCAGCCAGGGTCAGATCGCCGCCCAGATGGGCCGTGCGCTGGGCCGCGGCAATCGCAATCGGTAACAAGGGGAGCGGATCATGAATTTCCACGAGGTGAGATTTCCCGCCAATCTGAGCTTTGGTTCGATCGGGGGGCCCGAGCGGCGCACCGACATCGTGACGCTGGTCAACGGGTTCGAAGAGCGCAACTCTCCCTGGGCCCATGCGCGCCGGCGCTATGATGCTGGGGTGGGCATGCGCTCGCTGGACGATATCGAGACGCTGATCGCGTTTTTCGAGGCGCGCCAGGGGCAGGTTTACGGGTTCCGGTGGAAGGACTGGTCCGACTTCAAATCCAGCCTGGCCTCGGCCGAGCCGCGTTATGACGATCAGGTGATCGCGGTCGGAGACGGGGCCGAGACAGAGTTTCAGCTGGTCAAGGCCTATCGGTCCGGCACCAACAGCTATGCGCGCCCGATCAAGAAGCCGGTTCTGGGCACGGTCCGGATCGGTCTTGATCAGGACGAGATGAAAGAGGCGGTGGATTACCACGTGGATTTGACCACGGGCCTGATCCGCTTCGAGGCACCGCCGCCGGTCGGCGTCGAGATCACGGCAGGGTTCGAGTTCGACGTGCCGGTACGGTTCGATACCGACCGGATCCAGACCAGCGTGGCGAGTTTTCGCGCGGGCGACGTGCCCAATGTGCCGGTAGTCGAGGTGCGGGTCTGATGGGCGGTCCAAGCGAGGCGATGCAGGCGCATCTGGCCAGCGGGGTGACCACGCTGTGCCGGTGCTGGGCGATCCTGCGCAAGGATGGGGTGCGGTTCGGGTTCACCGATCACGACTGCATGCTGGAGTTCGACGGGTTCACCTTCAAGGCCGATAGCGGTCTGACGGCGGCGGCGCTGGAGCAGAGCACCGGC